AAAGAGGAGGTAATAGCATGAACGCATTAGAAAAGTTTGAGTTGGATGAAATGGAGCAAATTAAAGAGGAATTAGAACAATCAAGGTTCAAAGTTGATAGCCTGGAGGCTGCGAACTGGTGTTTCAGAAAGTTAGCAGTACTTGAGAAACAACAATCTGAAATTGATGCTTTAGCTCAAAAAGAAATTGAGCGCATACAAAACTGGCAGCAATCAGAAAAGAAAAAGATTGATTTCTCAAAACGGTTCTTTGAATGTCTGCTTGAAGAATATTTCAGATCGGAGAGAGAGAAAAATCCTAAGTTTAAACTCTCAACTCCATATGGCAAAGTATCGTTAAGAAAACAGCAACCTAAATGGATCTATGATGATGAAAAACTGCTGAATTATCTCGAATCTGCAGGGCTTAAAGATTTTATAAGAATTAAAAAAGAAGTCGATAAAGCAGCACTTAAAAAGGCTATAGAGGTAGTAAATGGACAAGCAGTTACAGAAGATGGAGAAATCATTGATGGAATCACGATTGAGGAACAGCCAGAGAAAATTATTATTAAACCGGAGGTGGAATAGTTGGGTATCTACGAAAAATTAATGAATATTCAACTAGAACTTAAAGCACCTAAAAATCAATTTAACAAGTTCGGAAATTACAGTTATCGTAGCTGTGAAGATATTTTAGAAGCAGTTAAGCCTTTACTTCACCAAAACAAAACTGCGCTTACTATAAGTGACGAAATCGTTCAAATCGGCAATAGGTTTTATGTTAAAGCTGTAGCGACGCTTACAGACATTGAAGGCGGGCAAGCAATCAGCGCTTCTGCACTTGCGCGGGAAGAAGAAATTAAAAAAGGAATGGATGCAAGTCAGATAACTGGAAGTGCATCTTCATACGCTCGTAAATACGCTTTAAACGGCCTTTTCTGCATTGATGACACAAAAGATAGTGATAGCACAAATACATACGTAAAAGACGAAAATAAGCAACAAAAACAAGGCAATAATACATCAAGTGGAGTAATCACTAAAGCACAAGCGAAAAAGATATATGCTCTTGCGAACGGAGACGTAGATTTATGCAAAAAAATTATTGGTAAATACGGTTATAAGAAATCTGATGAAGTTAAAGTAAGCGATTATGAAAAGATTTGCAAGGAAATTGAAACAGCAGCTAAAGCTTTACTTGAAGGCACACCTTTTGAAGAATAGGGGTGATTATGATTGAAGGATGGATTAAACTTTACAGATCTTTATTACAAAGCCATATTTTTGAAAATGAAAAATTATTAAAAGTTTGGACTTGGTGCCTGCTGAAAGCTACTCATTGTGAAAGAATACAGCAAGTAGGCAGACAACAAGTCCTACTTAAACCAGGTCAATTTGTAACAGGGAGACATAAAGCATCTGTTGAATTAGGATTGCCACCGTCAACAGTATGGGAGTACTTAAAAATACTAGAAGCCGACAATACAATCAACATCAAATCCAACAACAAATTTTCTATTGTAACCGTTGTAAATTGGGCGTTTTATCAATCTGAAGAAGAAAATTCCGACAACAAATCTAACAACACATCCAACAGCAAATCGACAACAAATCGACAACAAATCGACACAAACAAGAATGATAAGAATGATAAGAATGAAAAGAATAATATAAACATATCTCTACAAATTAAAAATTTGCGTTCTAGGTATTCTGAAAAACAACTTCAAATCATTGACGAATACTTTGACATCTTAAAGTGGACTAGAAGAACAGGAAAGATAGCAGACAGTGTTGTTTTAAAAATATATCAAGAGTGGGAGAAATACCCTATAGAAAAAGTTATATATGCGTTACACATATACAACAACAATCCCAAACACCATGATAAAAAGGAAAACTACTGCTATGGGATAATGAGAAATACAACCATGGAAGAAATAGAAGAATATAAAAGAAAACAAGGGGGAGTAAATAGTGAAAAGCATGGCGGGAATATTAGCAGAGGATCCAATGGTTATGGACATAATAAACAGAGCCACAGAGCTGGGAAATTCGACAATATCGAAATCCCAGGAGTTATCACAGGATAAATACGAGTGCGAAATTTGTAAAGACCTTGAATGGATAATTGACCCTGAAACAAATTCGGCAAAACCTTGTGTATGCAGAGAGAAGAAGCACTACAAAAGAATACTAGAGTATTCGGGCATATCAGAGGCGTTTCAGAAGAAAACACTAGAGAATTACATACCTAAAAAAGAAATACAGGCACTGGCGAAGAAAACAGCCAGAGAATACATAGATAATTTTGGAGAAGAACAAAAAGAAAAAGGGAATAGCATAGGATTTTTTGGACAAGTTGGAAGCGGGAAAACGCATTTATCTATAGCCATAGCAAACGAACTTATGAAAAAGAATATTGGCGTTCTCTATATGCAGTATAGAGAAGCTATAATGAAAATAAAACAAAACGCCAATAACGATTTGGAGTATGCACAAGAACTCAACCGTTACAAAAATGCAAAAGTACTTTTGATAGACGACCTTTTTAAAGGTGCAGTTAGAAACGGATATGTAAACGACGCAGACATGAGGGCGATTTTTGAAATAATCAATTTCAGATACCTAAAAAACGCTCCAATTATTGTTTCGTCTGAATACACAGCAAGAGAATTATTAGAATTCGACGAAGCGATTGGGAGCAGAATTATTCAAATGTGCAAAGGAAGAATAGTTGAACTTAGAGGTCAAGAACTTAATCATAGATTATTCGGATAGGTGGGACAACATGAGCAGAATAGAACTAATACGAGAGATTGAAACAGACTATAAGTTATACAAAGAAAAAGGAGGAGAATTAGGAATAATAGCCTTCACGGTTGAGTGGTTAAAACACCATAAGAAAGCAATAAAGGAGGGAATTAAAAATGATTAATATAGCAGAACTTAAAGAAGAACTACAACAAGCAGAACAAAATTTTAATTATGCAGACCCACGATATGTAGACGCAGCTATATACAGATTAAAAGCAGCAGAAGAAAAAATTAACGCAGCTTTAAAAGAGTTAAAGGGTACAAAAATGATTAGATTTACTATTAAGACAAAACAAGATTTATTAAAAGAATTAATGAGGTAGGTGATTATAAATGAATTTAGTTGTACTTATTGGAAGGTTGACAAGAGACCCAGAGCTAAAATACTTATCAAATACAGGTACACCAGTAGCAACATTCAGTCTAGCAGTAGATAGAGAGCTTTCTAAGGATAAAAGACAAGAAGTAGAATCTAAAGGACAACCAACAGCTGATTTCATAAATATTATTGCTTGGGGTAAACAAGCAGAAAACTGTGCAAATTACTTGAAAAAAGGAAAGCTTGCAGCAGTATCTGGAAGACTTCAATCTAGGTCGTTTGAGGGGAAAGATAGAATCAAGAGATATATAACCGAAGTAGTAGCAACAAGAGTTGAGTTTTTAGAGTGGAAAGAAAAAACAGACGATATACCAGCAGGTTTTGAATTAGTTGATAATGATGAACTATTACCATTTTAGAGAGGGGGATTAATATGGATAAGTTTAGAGCAGTATATAGAACAATTAGAAAATCAACTATTTAAGGGGTGGTAAATTGATACGAGCATGGAGAATGTGGAAATCTAGGACAAACCTTAGCAGTGGTAAATTCTTAAAATATTATATCTATGACAGAGTAATTATTAGGCCAAAGAGAAAGGTTAGAAGGTGGTTAAGATGGCTATAAATAGTAAACGCAAAGGGAAAAATGGTGAACTTGAGTTTTCTAATCTATGTAAAAAACATGGATTCAATACAAAAAGGTCTCAACAATATGCAGGAATACATGGAGATGCTGACGTTGTAGGGCTTGACGGAATACATATTGAAGTAAAAAGAATAGAACGATTAAATATCGAACAAGCTCTACAACAAGCAGAAAGAGACAAGAAAGAGGGAGAAATACCTATAGTAGCACATAGAAGAAATAGAGAAGAATGGAAAGTGACTATGAGAGCTAAAGATTGGTTTGAATTATATAGAGCATGGAGGAATAGTGTTGAGGGGATGGAAGAGATGGACTGTTGAAGAAGATGAAAAACTCCTTAGAGAATATAAGTTAAAAGGTCCTACAAAATTGTCAAAGGAAATGACGAACAGGACAATACAAGCAATAATGCAGAGGTATAGAATTTTAACACAATCAAATAAGCCAATTAAGAGAATAAATGAAACACAAATAGATAAATGCCCTTTCTGTGGGAGTAGTCGAATTAATAAAGTTGAAACGTGGCATGGTAAAGTAGTAAAAGCATATTATTGTGTAGATTGTCTAAAAGAGTTTTTGCCAAATAGGGAGCTAATCCCACCTTTATACGCTGATAGTTGTGAAGGGTGGTGAAAAAATTGAAATTAATCACAAGAAAGCTGTATAAAGAAATTAAGGAGGTTCAAGATGATAGAAAAAATATATAAAAACAAGTATATGGTTACATGCGACAA